CAACAAAATCATAGCAAAATTGCAAGCAGCAAACACCCGAACCTTGTCCTTGGTAACTTTCGTGGGCTCATCCTTCAATGAACCCTTGAAGACAGAATTAATTCGCTCCCCACGAGCGAGCTTGTCTTCAAGACGCGCGACCTCATCCCAAACCTGCTGGGGAGCATCACGCACACACGAAATTCCCTCAACAACACGGTCCGACTCCGAAACAATATTCGACTTCGGACCCCTATGAGGAAACCCCCGAGAAGAAGCAAAATTAATTGCATTAACTCCAAGCACGCCATCCAATCCAGATAAATTTGCATCATCTGAAATAAGGCGTACCTGGCTCAACTCCTTCTCATCAAGGCCGGACAGCACGGACGTCGAATAATCGACATACGCCTTGTCCAATCGCTGCTGATTGATCTCATAAACAGTATCAACCTTACCAGCAATATCCACCTCTTTATGGCGAACCTCTGACATGCCTTGTGGCTTGTCATGAATCTTCTCAATACCCATAATCTTTGTCACCGCGCCTGAAATAAGCGAAGTGACAACCTTACTCTTGGGTGTTGACGAAGGCTGGTTGTGCGCCCCAATAATCTTGATCTTACTGTCAAGACCAAGCTTACGGGTCACACACTTCTCATTCGGGGCCTGCAAAGGCCCCACATCAACATCCTGAATCTTAGTATCAAAGGGCGTTGAAGAATGAGAAAGCAAAATAGAGGGCCTGGCCATCAACTTCTTCTTGGCGGATGTATACGCACCAGCCGTTAGAATACCAGCACCTCCACGGCGGGCTCTGCCCGCCAAATGAAAGCCAACAATGTGCTGTCTCTTACCGAGACCAATGAGCGTGCCCATGCACAACCCATTGAAAGTGTTAACAGGAAATGAATAATTCAATCCCTTGAACCATCCACCCTTAGTCGTAATAACACGACCATAAGTTGCGAGAAAAGTCTCGCTCACCTTCACATTGCTTCCATCATGATACACCATCTTGCATTCTACATTCTTGTCATTCTCAACTTCATCCAAAGGCAAGAAACCGGTGAGATCCTTCTGATCTCCCAACTCCGGTAGGTAAAGGAGACTCAAATCTCCACTAACCTTAACAGTCGACGCAGGATCCAACATAATGTTGGCGTAATTTCCTGCAGGACGACGTACAATTGCTTTCACTGGCTTTGAGGGCACAACATGCGTGGGCATAACCCACACATTGCTCTCAAGCGGCACAATGTTGCAAAACTCGCCATCCGACTTCTCGATCACACATTGACGCTTCTTGATAACATCAACAATGCGATCAGCAGAAGTGGTAATAGCGGCTTCACCACGCGTAAGGTCATACTTATTACGGCCCTCGCGAAACAAACGGCCAAC